TAAAAAATAAAAAATAAAAAATAAAAAATAAAAAATAAAAAATAAAAAATAAAAAATAAAAAATAAAAAATAAAAAATAAAAAATAAAAACAAGGTAATTTTTTTCTTTTTTATACTGATAAAAATAACTCTTAAAATTGAAATACTTTTTCATATACTCATATATACCCAAATAAACGAACAAATAATAATACAAAATGTCTCAGTGCAGTGCTATATTGGATGGCATACCCACTCAATTTAACAATTTTAAAGAAATGGATAAATTCGTTACAGAAAAAAAAAGACTTGGTTATGTATATGAATACATAATTGATTTTGTTGTATACCTTTTTAAAACTGAGGCAGAAATCGCACCATGTATTGCACGTATATCCCGGCGAAAAATCCAAATAGAAAAAATTATAAAAAACGCTGAAAGGAAAAAAAAAATGATGGAAAATGTAAAGGAATTTAATTATTATGATATGTAAAATGGATAGATAGAGAGAAAAAGAAATCAGGTAATTTATAGGTATAATAATGATAGTAACAATATGAAACACGCCTTCATCACTGCAGCTGTTCTAATCTATAAAAGTTTGCGATTTATTGATGAGGTATAACTAATTGTTTAGATGATGATTATCATATTGGCATGAACTCGTATTAAAAAAAATATTAAAAAAAATATAAAATTGAATTGCTTTTATTGTCTTTATTAAATAAAATTATTAACCTATTAACCTATTAACCTATTAACCTAACCTTACGAAAATTGTGAATAAGATGAGCAATGAACAACCAACAGTTACCTGGAAGTATATATATAAACCTGAACCAAATTATCGGGAGATGTGTCGTGAAAAAATTAACAGTGTTTGTCTTTTTATAAATACTAATTATCTATTAAATCTTGATGATGATGTTGAAAGAAAAAATGTAGAAAATGAACTTAGGGTTTTTCTAAGGATTTTATATATTATGAATGCCATCTTTGTCTGCGACAAAGTTTCAGACACAGCCCAAACACAAGGTGTTGCATGGGTAACAAAAGAACATTATTCAGAACTCTATACATACTTTAAAAATATCGAATATAAATCTCCATGGGATGGCGATAAGTTAACACTTGAAATACTCGATAATTTATGTGAATTTCTTACTGTTCATTTCCCTGATAATCATTACTTTCTTGACGCATGCAATACCCCTATTACTTATACAAATTTTAAACATGAAATAAATAAATTTACTTATGGGATTCCGTAAATTTATTCAGCATCACTCACATAAGCATCACTCACATAAGCATCACTCATATAAGCATCACTCATATACTTATTGTATATTCTAATTCATACTTAGATTTATCATATATTTTTTTTATAGTATAACTAATATTGTTTATATTACATAATTGCCGGATAATTATTAAAAAATTTGTATATGTTATTGATCTATTTAAAAAATAATGTTTACATTGATGATAATAGGGTTTTAGACTTTCAATAAAAATAGTAACTAAATTATTAAATACTGCTTTTTTAAATATACATTTTGTTATAATGTATTTTTTTTTCACATTTATAACATCATTCGCATTTATAGCATCATTCACATTTATAGCATCATTCACATTTATAGCATCATTCACATTTATAGCATCATTCACATTTATAGCATCATTATTGCCGTTACATAATTTATTAAGAAAATTTAATAATAGATTATTCGGTATTATATCCTTAGTTAATTGCGATGTATGTTTATTATTATTATGAATTTTTATAATATAAATTTGAAAAAATTAATAATGAAATATTTAGTCTATAATTATATTATAATATAATATAATATATATATAAATATGAAGTTTAATTTTAAATCGTTATTAAAAGAGAAAAGTGTATTATATATCACTTTATTTTTTACCATAACCAATTTATTTGGCTATTTAATGAAGAATAATTTTAAGGCAATTATTTTATTTTTAATTGCTGGAATTATTTCAAGTTATTTTAGTAAAAATATGATAATAATTATGTTTGGTTCATTATTAATAACAAATTTATTTGTTGTAATGACCGGTTATTTTGGCAATACGTCAAATAAAAATAAAGAAGGTTTTGAGAGCGGCGATGATAAAGAAGCCGATAAAAAAGATAAAGATAATAAAAATAATAAAGAAGAAGAAAAAGTAAATACAAATGGTGATGCAAAAAATACAACGGCAGTAGAAAAAAATAATGAAGCACCTTCAATCTCAACCACATCTACATCTACACCTAAACCTAATACTGAACCGCCTTCTTCTTCATCCAAACCCATTACAGACGACGTAGTAGGTATTTCTTCAGAAAAACCAAGTATTAATTTTTCATCCACTTTAGAAAAGGCTTATGATAATTTAGATAAATTTTTAAGTTCGGATGCAATCAATAAAATGTCGGATGATACCCAACGTCTTGCCGAAAAACAAAATTTATTAATGGGTAATATTGATAAATTAGCACCTATTATGAAAACTGCGGAGGATCTATTGAGTAAATTAAATTTAGATAAAATGGGGAACATGGGTGATATGTTAAATAGCATGAAGAATAAATTAACCAATAGTGGGCAATAAATAACTCTATACCTATACCTATATTAACTAAATTATACTATACATTTATAATAACGTATAGATGTGCCTTATTAGCTCAGTCGGTAGAGCATTAGACTTTTAATCTAAGGGTCAGGGGTTCAAGTCCCCTATATGGCTTTATTCGTTATTATTATTTTTTTATTCTAACTAATATTATTTTTTTAATAATATTATTTTTTTTTTAATAAACCTGCATAATAATCAAACTATAAACAATCATACTATAAATAATCATTTAGTAATCACAACTTCTTTAGCAATCCTTTTAATTACCTTGTTTATGTTTTCGGGTGTCCCGTTTACGGTTTGAGAGACCAATTTTAAAAATTCGTTATTTTCTTCCGACGTGCTTTCTTTATAATTAGGATGTTCGGCTTGCCACTCGCTCATTAATCCAAAATTCTTTTGTTCTATATTTCGTATTGCATATTTTAATTTAGAATGTTCAGGTTCTTCTTTTTCCCATTTATCTTTATCTTTGACATATAATGTCTCTCTTTTAATATCACTGCAATGCACCGGCCGTTTGGTTTGCTCAAGATCATTCATTTCGGTCATAATAATTTTGGAGATTCCTTCCGTATAACCCAACTTGCCCATACTTTCTAAATCCGATAATTGCAATTGGATAGACTTTACAAAATCGGTTAAATTCATAGCATCCTTACAGTCTTCATTTAAAAACACTTGTAAATTAAATGTTTTATTATTACTATTTATTGTATTATTAGAACCTTGGCATATGTTTAATACATGTTTTTGAAAATCCTGATTTTGTTTATGCAAATCACTATTTTGTTTTTGAAGTTCATTATTACTTTTAATTACTTCTAATACTAATTTTGTGATTGTTTTTACATCCTTCATCTCTTCCTTTTTTATATCATCGATAATATCCTTCGTTTCATTGTTCATATTTATAATTTGATAAGTATCAGATTTATTTCCCGCCGTTTCCGCCGTTTCCGCCGATGGTGTATTAATAATATCAATACATTTTTTTTTATGTCTCCATATTCCACTACGTTCCTTATATTGTTTTCCACATATACAAATATACTCCGTTGATTTTTTGTTGATTTTCTGTTGATTATTGTTGATTTTATGTTTATGGGTTGAAATATGTCTATTCCAATCACTTTTTTTACTGCATGCATAGATACAACTATTGCATGTATAAATTTGCGGCGTAAAGTGCGCTTTTTTTGTTGACATTTTATATATATATTATCAACAGAAAAAGCGCCTAAATCCTTTTAATTGTAAATTTTATAATTTCTAAAAAAAGTTACAGTCACAAATATTTTATGAAAAATCGGAAATGAGAGCATTATGCTCTAAACCAGTTTTTCACGTTTTTTTTATTTAAATCTCTCAAACAATTCTCCAATTTGGACATTTATTTTTGTCCAAATCGCCAAAATGTTTGGGAGATTCAAATCTTTTTTTTACGAATTTTGAAATTATAATATAAAATTATATAAATTATATAAAATTTATTTATTTATTTATGACCACTTCCTTGGCTATTTTCTTAATCACCTTATTTATATTATCAGGTGTGCCATTAACGGTATGAGAGATTAATTTTAAAAATTCATTGTTTTCTTCGGATGTACTTTCCATATAGGTCGGATGTTCGGCCTGCCATTCACCCATTAACCCGAAATTCTTTTGTTCTATTTTGCGGATAGCCTTATTCAGTTTGGGATGGTCCGGTTGTTCTTTTTCCCATTTATCCTCGTCTTTGACATATAACGTCTCTCTTTTAATATCACTGCAATGCACCGGTCGTTTCGTTTGTTCAAGTTCATTCATTTCCGTCATGATGATTTTGGAAATGCCTTCGGTATAGCCTAATTTACCCATATTATCCAAATCGGATAATTGGAGTTGGAGAGAATTAACAAAATCTGATAAATTCATGGCATCCTTACAATCTTCGTTTAAAAAAACCTGTAAATTAAAAGTTTTGTTATTACTATTATTTATATTATTATTATTATTATTATGATGTGTTATACTATTATTACTGTTTTTACAAATTTCAATCATTTGATTTTGTAAATCATTATTACTTTTTATCATATCAATAATTAGACATTTAAATTCTTTATTTTCATTTATTAAAGAATTTATTATTGTATCATTCTTAATATCATTCTTAATATCATTCTTAATATCATTATCAGTATTAATATCAGTATTATTATCAGTATTAATCTCATTATCAATATCATTATTATTATTATTATTATTATTATTATCATTCTCATGATTATTATTTAATGACTCTTCTATAATACATATTTTTTTATGTCTGCAAAGACTTTGTCGATATTTATATTTTTTATTGCAATTATTGCAAATATAATTTTGGCATTTTTTGGAGTTATTTTGTAAACATTTGTAAACATTGTCGTGTTTACGTGTGTTTAGGTGTTTATTGTAATTGCTTTTTTTACTACACGTAAAGTTGCAAATATTACAAAAATATATGCTGGGTTCTTTGGGCTCTTTTTGTGTAAACATAGTAAACATATATAATGTTTACATAAAAAATGCCTAAACCTTTTTTATAGAAAATATATTTTTTCATAAAAAAGTTACAATCACAAATATTTTATGAAAAAAACGAAATGAGAGCATTATGCTCTAAACCCGTTTTTCACGTTTTTTTTATTTAAATCTCTCAAACAATTCTCCATTTTGGACATTTATTTTTGTCCAAATCGCCAAAATGTTTGAGAGATTTAAATGAAAAAAACGTGAAAATTGAATATTATAAATATAAATAAAAAATTAAGTATATTAATATTTAATAAATCATATTTGTAGTGTTAATAATAATAATAAATGGTTAATTTATTGTTTATGGTCTTATCCTATAGTATTTATAAACAATATAATGTATATAGTTCCTTTACAGAGGAACATCCATGTTTTAATATATCTTGTTTTTCATGTAATCCATATACATAGCATCTAAGACATATTAAAACATCCGCCATTGAATCGTGGGTATTTTTAGGTTTAAAATTAAATAAATATTCATGCGTTTCAGATAAAGTAGGATATTTTAAATATTTATATCCATTTTTGCTAATTCGCTCAATTGCACATTGGGGTTTATAAAATTGCATTGTGCAGCATTCAGGCATACGTATTCTATTTACTGTAAATTGTTGTCGTAACGTATTGCGAATACACTCAACCATAATCATTCGCTTATCAAATGATAAATTATGCCCTACTACACAATCCGATTGAATAAGATGAGTATTAAATTCATTAATTGCATCTATAATATTTATTCCTTTTTTATTACATATCTTTTGGGTAATACCGTGTATAGCAATACTTCCTTCAGTAATTTCTATAGTTGGATCAATACGAATAATATGGTCTTTGCATAAAATCATTTTTTTCATATCGGTATCATACAATACATAACTTAATTGCACAATATGTGGCCATTTATCGGTTTCGGTAATAGATGCATTACGTTCGGTTGGTAGTCCGGTTGTTTCTGTATCAAATACTAATACTTTCATTTTTATTATATATATGAAAAAGTCTCTTTTTATAATAGAATATTTTATATATATTTATAATCAATTTTTATTTATATTTATAATGAATTAATAATATATTAATAATATATATATTTAAAATGCAATTAAAAGGAATACATTACTTTATCATTTTAGTTGGAGCATTATTACTATGGTATATTTATAGTTTAGGAAAAGTGGTAAAAGAAGGGTTTGATGATTACGCTGATAATTCTTTAGACAATAACAAACAAAATGTCAGTGGAACAAATAATGTAATATCTTCATCAAATAATAATGAAAATCAAACGAATCATGATAATACGAATAATGAAAATCAAAATTCTCATGATGAAAATAATCATGAAGGCATTATTGGTGGGTTTATTGAAAAAGAAGTACATAAATATGAAGATAAGGGTAAAGAATTTCTCGGTGGGATTATTGGAAAAGAAGTACATAAATATGAAGATAAGGGTAAAGAATTTCTCGGTGAGATTATTGGAAAAGAAGGTAAAGAATTTCTCGGTGAGATTCTTGGAAAATATGGTCACGCGCATGACGATGCTAAAGGATCATTAGGAATACCTTGTTCCAAAAT